ACCCGAACGCATGGGTTGCTTCTGGCACCTCTGCATTGACCCTATCTCCGATCCTAACCGAAGGTAAGAGCTATTACGTTGGTCAGGTTCGTACTCAGAAGGCTCTCGGCGTTGATACTTACAAGTTTGATGATCTTCCGGGATCTGAAAACGCAACAGAAACTGTTGATGGTATCAGCATTAAGATGTCTCAGTACGGTGATGGTCAGCACATGAAGGTTCTCGGCCGTCTCGATGCTCCTCACGCATTCACATTGCCTGAACAGCGCGAAGCAGTGACAGTTTACTTTGAAAAGTAATTGAAGACATTGTCTTCCATAAGGGCTAGGGATTCGTCCCTGGCCTTTTTCTTTTTGCCTTTCCCCTAAATAATACAGGAGGTTTTATAATATGGCAATCCAAGTTAACCAACTAATTCAGCGTTGCTATAAGAAATGCTCTTTGACAGGTGCAGTCAATACTACTGACGGTACCGCAACAAGAGACGCGCTTGATGATCTTAAATCAGTAATTGCTAAGTTGAATGAGCAAAACCTCATTCTAGCTGATGTTAAGACAGCCGATGCTTATGCAACAGATCTGATTACATTTGCAGTTCTTCCTCCAACATGGTTTGAATATGAAAACTACGACGAAATGGTAGCAACACTTGATAGTCACCAGATTGGTGACATTTGTCACATTAAGGTTGCTCATGAAGGTTTCAACTATTTCAGTTTCATCAATTATTATGGCGGACTGACATTCCACTCTACACCTGAGTGGAATGCATACATGTCAAAGCTATGGCCTACACATATTGTTAAGCAGTTGCCTGACCGCGTTATTGGCGTTGGACGTAAGATCGCTAATCGCTTTGTTCAGCTCTATCCAGTATCAAAGACGACTCTTGACTCTAGAATGAAAACTGGTCTAGCAAGAGAATTTACACAGGAAACAGAAAACGTCGTTGTTAAGCCACTACAAGGTGAAGACCGAGCTGCAACAGTTACATATTTTAAGATTGAAACAGATGCACGAGTTCCAGCAGACATTCGTGTAACATATTACGAACAAATTCCAGACATCAACATTGAAGATACTCTGTATGTTTCTAACATGTATGAGACATTGCTAGAAGATGGTCTTTGCGCTGAACTGTGTTTGCGTTATAAGTTCATGGATTTGCTTCCAGTATTCCAGGAAGAATTTGACAATTCCATCAGACTGATTAAACGCACCAATGGAGCAAACCGTCCAATGACATATGATTTTGCTGACAGAGGATCATACATGGACAGTTATTATAACGGTCTATCTCCTGCACAGTGGGGTTAATCATGCCACAGAGTAAAATCGTTTATTCACTAGTTGGTGGAACCGCTAAAACGGATTGCCCGAACATTGAAGGTTCAGGCATTTCCAGAAACTGCTTTACAGAACGTAATACAGATGGACCAGAAAACAAGGACATGAGAACCTTTCTTCAGTCATGCCCTGGTATCAAGTATATCATGAAGCTTGGCGACAATGGTCAGTGTGATGGCATGTATGTTCCAACGACTGGTCTGAAAGCATTGAACTTTGTGCCTAATCTTTTCGTTGCATACAACGGACAGATCTTTAAGATTGATAACGGCTACAACGTAACCGCTATTGGTGAATATGCATTGGGCGCGACTGTCCAGTTCGCAGAATCAGGTGGTGAACGAGCAATCCTTCTATGGGTTGACGGACACGACATTCACGGTTATGATCTAAAGAAAGGTCTGCCTGTTGAAATCACATTGCCTAAGCGCATTGACGAGGACAACAGCTACATCAAGCCTTCACACATTGCTGTAGTTTCAGGTTCTATTGTTTTGAATGATACAGGATCTGGCTATGTGTATTATTCAGTACCATATCCACTGTCTCGTAATACTCGTTCTGTATTCAAGATCATCAATGGCGAAGTGCAGTATAAAGACGATAAGATTACAGTTGACACACAGGATGTTGATGCGGGCGTTTACTGCTTCCTTGATGACTATGGAACTCAGCAGTATTTCAACGGTGAATCTTCGTCAGATAAGACTATCGCAGTAACATCAGTTGGCGCTTTGCTAACTTTGTTTGGTCCTAGCTCAATTGAATTCTGGCAGCGCGGTGACTCTGAATCTTATCAGACATGGCAGCGAACATCATATACGATTAACAAGGAACAAGGTCTAGAAGCTCCGTATTCTATTGCATCTATCAATCATACGCAGCTATGTATCGGAACTGGTAAGTCAAATGCTAAGTGTATTCTTCGCATTGATGATACTCAAGTTCAAAAGATTTCACCTTTGTGGCTTGACCGCATTCTAAATGAGAGCGATGTGACCAGCGTTCGTGGTTGGACATACAGTAAGAATAACCATTCATTTTACCTGTTCACCATTAAGAATGAAACATACTGCTATGATCTATCCACTGGCGAATGGCACATCCGCTCTTCTAGAAATTTCTATACCGGTAAGAACAAGCCTTACATGCCTGAATTTGCAGCATGGTTCAATAACAAGATTATTACTGGTTCTTGCGAGAACGGTAACTTGTATGAACTAGCTGATGATTACTACTATGAAGATTTTGACAATACACACAAGCTACCTTTGCTCCGTGTTCGTCAGACACCTGTAATCACAAGCAGCTACAAGCCATTCATTATCTTTGAGATTGGCGTTGAATGCAACACAGGCTCAATGAACCAGTATGGCAAAGAAGGTCAGGCATTGCTTGAAATGAGTAATGATGGCGGATATACATACAGCAACGTCTATTCCGCAACTGTTGGTCTAAGGGGTCAATACAGCACAAGACTTCGCTGGTTGAACCTTGGCATGACTCGCCAGTGTGTATTGCGTATCTCTTATTCAGAACCAACCAACTGGGTAATCAGTGACTCTAACATAAGATTCCAGGAATTGAATACACCTATTTAAGGAGGAACTATGCTTATTAACAATAAATCAGTTCTAGCAGACGTTCTTCAGGCATGCGCCGGTACTTGGGATGTTGCTGAAGACAATGGTTGGAAGTGCGTTGAAGCAGGGCGTCTGCGTCTGTTCAGAAAGGTCTGCACTAAAGGCTCAAACGTTTTGCCGCAAAAGTTCTTAAAAGAAAGAAAAGAAGTAACCCCAGTTATTGAGTTTCGCAAGGACACAATCTCTGGTCAAACATTAACCCTACAACAGTCAGCGCTTGAGTGCGAAGAAAATAGCCTCTGCGTGATCTTACAATTTTAGGAGGAATCATGGGAATCGCTGAGTTTTTGGATCCTGGGGACATACTAGGTTTCCAGCAGGATAGCAAGATCGCTGCTGCTAACAAAGCACTCCAGCAGGTTCAGGCTAAATCAGACGAAACATCCAATGCTAACCGTGCACTGTATAATCAGTACATGAACCGAGTGCAGAATACTTACGGTGATACTGCTGGCAAGTATAATCAGTATCTGCAGAATCTTGAAAATCAGGAAGTTTATAATCCTGGTGAGTTCTCGTTTGATAAGAACGTTGAGGACTATTATAGCAAGTTTGCTAATCAGCGTGCTAATCAGGCAATGAATGCTATCACGAACTCAAGGGCAAATGCTGGTGATATGTTCAGCTCTGACTATCAGAATGCTTTGGCAGCTAAGCAACAGGCATTGGCGTCTGAAGAAGCTGATAAGGCATATGATCGTTACATGCAGGAACGCGGACAGGCACTGAATGAATTCAGCACTAACGCTAATCTTCAGAACCAAGCATATCAGAACGCTTACAACAAGAATAAGGATCTTCTTGGTCAGGCTCAGAACGCACAGGACAATGTAACTAATGCATACGGTTCTTACATCAGTAACCTTGCTGGTCAGAATAACACTGACATGCAGAACTACGCAAATGTAATGCAGCAGATGGCAGCAAACCAAGCTTCAAAGAAGGGACTTCTTGGTCGCATATTCGGATAGATATAAAAGGAGGAAATAATGATCCCAGTTATTTTAGCAGCTCTTCAGATGGCACAGGCCAAAGCTCAATCTCAGAACCAGCAGAACCAGCAGTTCGCTGACCAGATGAGAAATAACCAGCTTGTTGCTGGACAGCAAGCTCAGATGCCGTCTATCAAATCAGTATTTGGACAGTATTAAGAGGTAAACAATGATTGCTCAAGTTTTCGGAAGCATGGCTGATGAAAAGATCAAGGATCCACTTGGGCATTTTGGTGACGTGCGAATCCCAGTACAAAGAACAGGAACACCTGCATACTGGAGTACTAACGAAACTGAATATGTGTTGCCGCAAACTGAACAGGAACACGAAGACACATTGAATAGATATTATGCAATGCGTCAAACGATGCCTAACTGGCGTGAACTTGGCATGCTAGATGAACAGCAGTTGCCGCACATCAACAGCAAAGATTCCAAACTCCGTAAGGATCTTGGTGCTCGTTCAAGTTTCGTTACTGACATCGTCTATAACCCAAGTGACAATGTTGCTATGATTCAGTTGAACGGCGGTAAGTACTATACATATTCTTGCACGCCACAGCAAATGCAGCGTTTCCTTTCAGCTGGTTCGCTAGGTCAGGAAATCAACCGTATCAAACGCAATAGAGGAACTTCAATGAATAAGACAGCAACTCGTCGTCAACCTAATGTGCGTTCATCGCTCATGAGTAACATATTTGGAGGTCTATAATGGCTATCAATGGTATTCAACCAACTGTTGCTGGTGTATTTGGTGTAAAAGACTACACCAATCTTCTAAACCAGTCAAACGGTATGGGGAAGCTGATTGGCACTGCGCTTGATATGTATAAGTTCAAGTCAGGTCAAGCACAGCAGAATGAAATGCAGCAGGCAGCACAAGATTTCAATGCTGCTGAAGCTGAAAAGAATCGCGAACATCAAATCAATTTGGATAAGGCTCGTTGGCAGCGTGACCAATCACTGTTGGCTCGTCAGGAAGCTCTTCAGGCTAAGAAGGAACTAGGTTCATTCCAGTCAGAAGCAGCACCAATTATCGGAATGGAAATTGACGAAACCAATCCTAACGCAATTCGTGATAAAGGCAACCGCTTGAAGGCAGTTATCGCTAAGGCAAAGAACATCGGCGATAATGATACTCTTGCTGCTGCTACTCAAGAATACAATCGTTTGTTCGGTATGTATGGCAAAGACACTGGTGGTGAACGTGCTGGTGGTGCATTGCAGCAAGCAGAAGCAGCCGCACAGGCACAACAAATTCATGACCAGACTGCTGCTGGCATTAAGGAACAGATTGCATCCGGTGCTGTTGACTCAGCAATGGGAATGATTGCAGACGCTATTGCTGCAGACATAATCAGTCAAGATGAAGCAGATCGTTATATGGCACTAATCAATGCAAAATCTAGTGATCTTGCTAATCAGCGTCGCAGCGACATTACTGCAGCGCAGACTTTTGCGGATGCTCAGGAAGCGCGTGCTCGTAAGAAGCTCAAATAAGGAGGTATCATGAAAGACTTTAGAAATCATTTTGAGAAGAATGAAGATTATTACTATGAACTAATTGACCTCAATTACATTGACGAAGATGATGTAAGGGCTGCTAATAACCAAGGCGGCACTTACACATATGAACAGCAGCAAAAGGCTCTTGAGAACATCAAGCAAGGTGTTGAAAAAGCATACAAGAAAAACAAAGACAATGAGGACTTTGCTGAATTTAAGATGACGTTCCCGAAGTCAACGAAATTTGACATTCGTGGAACCATCACAGGTTCATTTGATAAGGTTGACTTCAGCGACAAGGATGCAGTTAAGAAGTTCGCCATTGACAATGACTATTCAGTTGATGAAATCATGTCTGAATACAAGACACAGAAAACTGAACGTGACCGTGAAGAAGGCAAGGCTCGTCGTGCTAAGGAAATCAAGGATGCTCCTTGGTATCACCCGTTGCGTTGGGCAACATCTGATTATGCTAAGCAGCGCTACATCAATGAACCTGAAGCATCATTGTTCGGTAAAGAAGGAACTGAAGGTGAATGGTGGCAGAGAGGCGAAGATATCTCTGACCTAGCATTCGGTGTTGCAGGTGCTGTTGCTGATATGATCCCAGGTCTAGGTGCTACATTCCTCGGTCCTGCTATCAGAACTGGACGTGATGTTCGCCACGCAGTCAATGATGATAAGTATAAGAAGGACGCTGGTCAGATTGCCAGTGACTTTGCTACTGACGCAGCATTGAATTTCGGTGTTGGTTACATGCCGACAGCAATACTTAATAGAGCAAAGCGTGCTGGACGTAATGTATCTAAGGCAGAATCATGGGCATCAGATGTTGGTGAACAAGTTGCTGCTGATGAAAGCAAGGCTGCTACAACAGAAAGCTTGAAACAGTTGAGTACTGATGATCTATTCAAGGGTATCAGCGATTTGGATCTTGAGAAGAGACTTCGTGATCTTCCTGAAGGACCGATGAAAACTGATCTATTGAATACTTGGAAACAGACAAAGTCAAAGGACGCTATTTCTGAACACCTAGCTCACTGGGAATCAGTTGGTGGTGATGTTCCTGCTGGTGCAATGTTCACTAAAGAAGGCAATATCAAGAAAGGCAAATCTGACGCTTGGAAGGAAACTCCTGTCAATGAATATGTTGAGCAACAGGCTAAGGCAGCAACTGCTCCTAAATCAGTTCGCTGGGCTGCAAAGGGCGCCAAGATCGCAACAGATGTTGGTGAACCTGCAGTTAAGGCTTCTATTACTTTGAAGGGTCGTGGTACTAAGCCTGAAGAAAGAGCTGACATTGACTGGTTTAAAGAAAACTATGCTCGTCAGTGGGATGCTGGCTTTGTTCCACACGGTCGTGAAGATGAGCCTATCATGAAGGCTTATCGTGAATGGCAGAAGGAAAACAACATCATCCAGAAAACATTTGGCAACTAACATTATCAGATTAAAAAATCGGCGTGCCTATTGACGAAATTGGCACGCTTTGTTATTTTTAATATATGAATGCACAGCCGCCTATTCCAGAAGATCTTGTCTTTGAGTATCTTGACCAAATACATTCCGAAAGTCCGCTATACATGGAGGGCAAATGCCGTCTTGTAAAGATAGTCAGAACTCATTTCAGAAAACCAAATGGCAAAACAGGTTACTCACAGCAGTCCGTAAATGACGCTGTTATGGAATGGATGGAAAATAACGGCTGTTTAGGCGCCGGAGCCCTCACTGCGGCGCTGCTAACGGGTATCC